GTTGAATTAGAAAACCTACATAAAGAATTAGTAGAAGCTAGAAGTGGCGAAAAAGCTGCTGAAGTTTTAGAAAGTTTTATTAACAAAGTTGCTGAAAGTAATGACGTTGATAAAAAGCGAAGCAATCCTAAAGTTGATTTGTTAAAAATGAAACTTGAAAGGGACGGTATTCGCTAAAGACGTATAGCCGTGGTTATAGCCGTGTATCACACTTAACTACCACACTCTACGCAGAAGTATAAGAAATAAACACAAGGAAAATAACATTGAAAAAGTTAATTGAAGCTAGAGAAGCAAAAGTAGCTGAACTTGACGGTCTTGTTTCAGAACTTGATGAAATGGAAGCTGGGGAAGATTTTGACAAGAAATTTGCAAGATCAAACGAACTTCACGCTGAAATCAAAGCTATGAACGAAAAGATTGAAGAAGCAAGAGAAGCTGCTGAAACTTTAAAAGCAGTAAAAGAAAGCCGTAAGGCACTTGGTGTTGAAGATGATGACTTAGGCGAAAAAGAAGCTGTTGTAGAAGTCAGCGAACCAGATATGTATAGAAAGGGTGGACAACACTCTTTTATTGCAGACGCATACGCTGCTAGATCAGGCGACTTTAAAGCACAAGAAAGATTAAACAAACACCAAAATTTTGAAGCTAGAGATGTTGGAACTGGTGCATTTACTGGATTGGTCGTACCACAGTATATGATTGACGAGTTCGCACCTATTGCAAGAGCAGGTTCTGCATTTTATAATGCTGTTCCTAAAAAAGCATTACCAGCATTTGGTAACAAAATTGAAATATCAAGAATAACAACTGGATCAGCAGCAGCCGAACAGGCTTCTGAAAATTCAGCTGTACAAGAAACCAATATGGACGATACCTTATTGACCGTTAATGTAGATACAATCGCAGGTCAGCAAGATGTTTCAAGACAAGCACTTGAAAGAGGTGGGCAACCAGGTTTCAGCTTGGAAAACATTATCTTCCAAGACTTGGTAGCAGCTTATTACACAAAACTTGATAACTTAATGCTTAATGGTTCTGGTTCATCAGGACAACCACTAGGTATTGCTTCAGTTTCAGGTGTTAATGAAACAACTTACACAGACGCAAGTCCAACAGTTGCCGAATTATATCCTAAACTTGCAGATCAAGTTCAAGAAATCAACAGCAACAGATTTGCACCACCAACAGCATTTATTATGCACCCAAGACGTTGGGGTTTCATTTGTGCAGGTGTTGATAGTTCAAACAGACCATTAGTTGTACCTACAGGTAATGCACCACAAAATGCAATCGGTGTAGGCGAAGCAGCTAAATATGGTAATGTCGTTGGAAACTTACTAGGTATTCCAGTTATTACAGACGCTAACGTTGTAACAAACGCTGGTGCAGGTACTAACGAGGATCAAATTTACTTAGTTAAAGCTGATGACCATATTTTGTTTGAAGATAACATCTTCCAGCTTAAATTTGAGGAAACAAACGCAGGTTCATTAACAACTAAATTAGTTGTTTATGGATATGTCGCTTTTGCTTCTGGTAGATACCCACTAGGTATTTCAAGATGAGTGGAACAGGATTGGTAACACCAACCTTTTAATTAAAATTGTAGTCTTGGTGTGTCAGGCAACTGATACACCAAACTGCATACAGAAAGTAAAATTATGGCAGATAAAAAATTAATAGAAGCATTAAAAAAAGAATTAAAACATTACGAGATTTATGGCAAAGCAGATCGTGCTGAAGAAGTTAAAAAAGCTATTAAAGAAGCTGGTGGTAGCATTGAAAATAAAAGTGCGAAACCTAAAGCTGAAAAAAAAGTAGTTAAAAAAGACAAGTAGGATTAATGCCAAAACATCAGAGTAAGAAAATGAAAGGTAATACTGGTAAAGGTCGTAAAGGTAGGTAATCTTTATGGCAATTACAAATGGTTACTGTACACAAGATGAATTAAAGACGTTTGTTGGCATACCTACAAGCGATACAGCTGATGATACTTTAATTGATGACGCAGTAAACGCAGCTAGTCGTCAAATAGACGCTTTTTGTGGCAGATATTTTTACGCTGATGGATTAGCTACTGCACGAAAGTTTTTTGTAAACGATTTATACCGATTACGTGTAGATGACATTTCAACAACTACAGGACTTGTAGTTAAATATGATGATGATGATGATGGCACATACGAAATAACAGTATCATCTAATCAATACCAGGTACTTCCAATAAATGGCATTGTTGATGGTATTACAGGAAATCCATATTATATTATTGAACTTATTAGTGATGGCAATAACGAATGGCCAATGGATTATTCAAGCAATAGACCACGTGCTGAAATAACTGCGAATTGGGGTTGGCCAAGTGTACCAAGTCAAATTAAACAAGCTACATTAATGTTAGCTAGTGAATTATTTGCTATGCGTAATGCACCACTTGGTGTTGCTGGTGTTGGGGATTTTGGTGTAGTAAATATTCAACAAAATAGAGAAATTACACGACTAATAGCACCATTTCGCAAAGGCACAGTTTTAGGGGTTGCATAGTGGCTACATTAGCTGAAATAACAGATGGTATGAAAACAGTTTTAAGTAATATTTCTGGATTACGTTGTTATGACAACGTACCTGATATGGGATTAAACTTCCCAGCAGCATTTATTGTACCAACTGAAATTGAATTTGATTTAGCTATGCAAAGGGGAACTGATCGTTATACATTTGATGTTTTAGTTGCAGTACAACGTGCTGATAGCAGAACTGCACAAGATAAGTTGCACGGCTATATTACAGGGCAAGGTAATAACAGCATAAGACAAACTATATTTAATAATAGAACTTTAGGATTAACTGATACAGACGCAAGGGCAGTATCAGTATCAAACATAAGTGCTGATGTTAGCGTAAATGGTATTGACGCAATCGGTGCAAATGTAGAAGTGCAAGTAATAACAAAAGGTACAAATTAATGAAATACAAAATTATAGGAAATAAAAAAGTACAAGGCAAAGAAAAAGGCGACATTATCAATATTGATGACAAAGAAGTTGCTAAGTCATTAATAAAGGGTGGACACATAGAAGCTATTATTATTAAAGAAAATTCAAAAAAGAAAAAAGAAGTTAAATAATGGCAAAATTTGTTTTTAATGACGGTAAGGTTTTTAGTGGTGGTTATGATTTATCAAGCCACATAACAAGTGTAAATTTAGATATAACAGCTGAACAATTAGACGCTACGGTAATTAATAGTGGTGGTTTTAGGCAAATGTTGGGTGGTATTAAAGATAGTAGCTTATCAATGGACGGATTTTTTGAAGCTGGTGCAGAAAAACCAGACGCATTACTTGGTGCTTCTATAGGTAATGAATTAATCGTTACAACAGTTCCAGACGCAGGTGTAGGCAATACAGCATACTTTATGAAGTCCAGGTTATTTAGTTATTCAATGTTTGGTGCTATAGGCGAAATTGCACCATTTAGTATTTCTAAATCACAATCAGCAGATAAAGTAGTTCAAGGCAAAGTAGAAATAGATAGTGATTTATCTAGTAGTGGTAATTCATCAGGAATACAATTAGGTGCAGTTGGTGCTAGTGAAAAGATATATGTAGCGATACATTGTTACGCAGTTAGTGGAACATCAACACCAACAGTTACTTTCAAATTGCAATCAGATGACAACGCTAGTTTTACAAGTCCAACAGATCAAATAACATTTACAGACATAACTGCAATAGGTGCAGATTTTCAAAGTTTAGCTGGATCAATTACAGATGACTATTGGCGATTAAATTATACAATTAGTGGAACTACACCTAGTTTTTCAATACACGCAACAATCGGAATAGAATAACACACACAACTTAACTTCATTACTTATCTATAAAATTAAGTTTGAAAGGAGTTTACATTGGCAAAATTTGTTTTAACAGACGCTAGTGTAACCTTGAATAGCGTTGATCTATCAGACCACGTTTCAAGTGTTACGTTAGAAATTACAGCTGAAGAAATAACGACTACGGCTATGGGTTCAACATTTGTTGAAAGAACAGGTGGTTTAAAAAGTGGAAATTTATCTATTGAATTTCAACAAGATTTCGCAGCTTCAGAAGTAGACGCTACATTATGGCCATTGTTAGGTTCAACTACAGCTTTTGTTGTTAAACCAACATCAAGTGCTGTAAGTTCAACTAACCCAAGTTATTCTGGTAATGTGTTAGTAACTCAACATAGTCCAGTAGCAAATGGTGTTGGCGAACTAGCAACAATGTCTGTATCGTTCCCAACTTCTGGAACAATTACTAGGGCAACATCTTAGTAAAATACAACATATATAAATCAAGAGGGTTAAAATAATATTATGAACTCAGGTTACATAATTGAATATCAAGACGGCACAAAAAAAGAAGCTGATATTAGACCAGTTGATTTAGTTGCATTTGAAAGACAATTTGGCGTAGGTTTTAGCGTTCTAGCTGATCCAAAAGAAGCAAGGTATGAACACGCTGCATATTTGGCTTGGCTAGGTGCTAAACGCAAAGGGGAAACTGATAATTTTGATGACTTTTTAGGTAAAGTTGTTAATATAAAGGAATTTTCAAGTGATACCCCAAAAGCCAAGTAATAGATTTGATTGCCACTATTAGTGTGCAAACAGGTCTAAGTCCAAATGAATTACTAAATAGCGATTTAGAATTAATATACGCTATTGCTGATGTATTAAAAGTTAAATATGGCAAAAATTGAACAAATGGGTAGGGGTAGAACTTCTACAATTACAGGTTCAGTTGGTGTTGCTGGTTTAAATCAATTATTACGTCAGTTTAAAGAATTAGATAAAGATATTAATAAAACAATACGTAGGGTTAATAAAGAAATAGCAGATGAAGTTTCAAATGACGCTATAACACTTGGTAAACAACAAACCGTGCAAGGCAGACCAGTATTGCGTAGGGATAGAGGTGTTAGAGGTATCAAAGGTCGTGCTAGGCAAAATCAAGCAAGTATAGAATTGCAAGGTCATAGAAATAACGCAGTTTTATCACTTGAATTTGGTCGTATTTATCAACCAGTACCAAAAAACACAAATAAAGGTCAGCGTTACAGATATTACACACAAGCACGTTTAGGTACATTACCTAGATCAAGACCAGGTGCAGGACGTTTATATAGGCGTTTTGTTGGCGATAAAGCATTTCAAACTGGTTTCGGTGGTTATGTAGTTGGCAAAACAATTAGAAATGCATTACCACAAATACAAGAAGAATATTTAGAAAAAGTTTTTAAACAAATACAAATAACAACACAAATGAACAAAGTAGTAGATATACCAATAAGATTATCAACAAGTGGTAAAACAGGATTAGTTAAAATAGGGAAAGCAGCATAATGGCAGAAAAAAGACTTAGGTATGCTTTTATTGGGGACGCTGATAGTTTATTACGTGCAATTAATAAATCAGACACAGCTTTAGGTGGTTTCACTAGATCAGTTGGCAAAATCGGTAGTGCAGCAGTTGCAGGTTTTGGTATTATCGGTGCAGCAGCTACAGCAGCTGGTATTCAAGCTATTCAAACAGCGTCTAATGCAGCAGAAGCAGGAACAGCGTTTGAAGTTACATTTGGTAATGCTGTTAAAAATATTACACCATTTATTGATGAATTTGCAAACAAAGCTGGTTTAGCAGATTTTGAATTAAAAGATTTATTAAAAACAACAGGTGCTATTACACAAGGTATTGGTTTTACGCAAGAAGAAAGTGCCAAATTATCACAAGAATTAGCAATACTTGCTGGGGACACAGCAGCATTTAATAACGTTCAAGGTGGTGCTAAACCAGTCATAGAAAGTTTTACTAAAGCACTATTAGGCGAAAGAGAAAGTCTTAAAACCTATGGTGTAACAATTTTAGAAGCTGATGTAAAAGCTAGGGCATTTTTACAAACTGGTAAAAGCAACTATGCACAAGTTACCCAACAAGAAAAAGCATTAGCAACACTTTCATTGATACAAGAAAAAACTGCTGTATCACAAGGTTATTTAAACGCAGAAAGCGAAAGTTTTGCTGGTAGATTAAATAAAGTAAAAGGCGAATTAAAGCAAGTTCAAGCTGAATTAGGCGAACAATTATTACCTATTGCAACTGATTTATTACCAGTATTTAGTAATTTAATTAAAGAAGTTGGTACAGGTTTTGCACCAATAATGAAAGAACTTGCACCAATAATTCAAAGGGTTGCAGATTTATTTAGCATACTTGCACCAGTATTACTTCCTATATTGGAAAAAGGTTTTGCTAATTTAGGCAAAATATTAGATATTGTTGTTGGTGCTGTTGAATTAGGTGTAGACGCTTTTACACACGTAAATACTGAAATGGACAAAGGTAATGCTATAGCTAAAAAATATGGTGTTGAAATGGGTAATTTTGGTAATTACGTAGTTGGCACTAGTTCATATTTACAAGAACAAGAAGCAAGGGAAAAAGCAAAAAACATAGCAATTCAGCGTGGTATTGCTATGACAGAATATTATTCAAGGATTTACAAAGATCAATATACACCAGCACACGTAGACGCAAGAACAGAAATTGAAAAAGAACAAGATATGCTTAATAATCTTATTAGTGAACAACAAGAAGCAACACGTGTAGCAAAAGAAGAAGCAGAAGCAATACAAAAAGATTTATTACCTAATTTAAGTTCACTATTAAGTGCAAGGGATAGAATTACATCAATATTAGACCGTGAAAAAGCTGCTACTAAAGCATTACAAAGTGCAAAGGAAGATTTAGTTAATATAAACAAATCTTTATTAGATATTGATGAAACTATTGCTATGGCTAATGATGATTTAGCAACTGCAAATCAGGACGTTAAAGATAAAGAAGAAGCATTAGTTAAAGCAAAAGAAAAAGCTAAAGAAGTTACAGCTGAAGAACGTTTAGCAATATTGCGTCAAATTGAAACAATACAACGCTTAACTGAAGAACAAGATGGTAGCGAAATTAAAATACTTGAACTACAACTTGCACAAGAACGTTTAAATGAATTACGTGATGAAGCTGTTGGATCAGATAGAAATGTTGAACAAGCAGAACGTGATTTGGCAGACGCACAAAATGAAGCAACTAGAGTGCAAGAACGCATTAATAAATTACTTGAAGATAAAGAAAATTTACGTCAAAAAGAAATAGAAGCAACTGAAAATGTTAAAGATAAACAGCAAGAACTTAATGATGTTTCAAGTAAAAATATAGATATAATGCTTCAATTAGCTGAAGCACAAGAAAAATATAATGAAGCATTGGAAAAATTAGCAGACGGTAAGTATGAAATGGCACTTGATAAAATTGCAAAACTTGCTGGTCAAGCAGTAGAAACTGTAAGTGGTATTGGTATGGGTACTACATCAACTGCTAAAACTATAACTGATACTATACCAAAAGTAGTTAAAGACGTTGCTGCTGTAGCACCATCAACTATTGCTGATCCAGTAAGGGGTGCAGCAACAATAGCAGGTATGGGTGGATTAAAAACATTTGGCGAACCATCACTTACAGTAAACTTTAATGGTGCTGTAACTAATCCACAAGACGCAAAACGTGTTGTTGTTGAGGGTTTAAAAGAATTTAATCGTACAGAGGGTGCGTTAAGTAGAGTTATAACAATTTCATAATGGCAGCACCAGTAGTACGTGTTCGCATAGGTTTTACGCAAAACACATTTGCACTTGATGATTTAGTTCGTGGTGTTTTAGATAGTGCTGAATTAGGTGGTGCAACACCATTAACAGATGTTACAAGTGATGTACAAAGCATAAGTATTAATCGTGGTAGATCAAGGGACACAGATAGCTTTTTTGCAGGTTCGTGTTCAGTACGATTATTAAATAATGCACGTAAATATGAAAACACCAATACATCAAGTCCATATTATCCTGGTATTGAACCATTAATTACATTACACGTGGACGCAACAACTAATGGTGGATCAACGTATGAAGATTTATATGTGGGTTTCGTTACAGATATAAACCTTACTTATCCTGATAAAAATAACTCTTTTGCTGATTTTGTAGCTAATGATGGTTTTATGAAGATTGCTAATACACAACTTATAGACGCTTCATTTAGCAGTACAGATAGTGGTACTTTAATTAGCAACGTTTTAGATAACGCTAATGTTAAATTCGGTGCTGGTAGAAGTATTGAAACTGGTATAAGCACAATGCAATCATTAAGTGGTTTAAGTGAAAATACATTATCAGTTTTACAAAATATTGAACGTTCTGAAAATGGTTTATTATTTATGGCTAAAAATGGCCAATTAACGTTTAAATCAAGGCATACAACGTTTCCAAGCACACCAGACGCTACATTTAGTGATGATGGTTCAGATGTACCTTATTTGCGTGTAGATTATATAAATGATGACAATGAAATTTATAATATTATTTCATTAGAACGTTTAAGTGGTACAACACAAACAGTACAGGACGTTGCTTCACAAGGTAAATATCTAATTAGAACATTAAGCAGATCAGGATTGTATAACAATAGTGATAGTGATGTTTTAGACGCAGCAAACTTTTTACTTGGTAAATATAGTTCAGCTTTAATACGTTTTGATAATTTAATTGTTGATTTAACAGAAGCAACTACAGGTAATCAAAATACAATATTAAGTCGTGAAGTTGGGGACGTAATACAAGTAGAATTAACACCACCTGGTGGTGGTAGTCCAGCACAAATAACATCTTTAGAAGTTATTGATAGTATAAGTTATAACATTACACCTGATATATTTAGCTGTTCATATAAGCTATCTAACGCAGATGTACAAGCATTTTTACGTTTAGATAACGCTTTATTTGGTCAATTAGATGATGATAAGTTAGGGTATTAATGACACATACAATTAAAGTAAACAAGAAAGGGATAAACTAAAAATATGGCAAACGGATTTAAAGTTTTTGCAGTTGGCGAAGTCTTAACAGCAGCAGATGTAAATGATTACTTAATGGAACAATCCATTTCAATATTTGCTGATAGTACAGCAAGGGACGCACAAATAACAAGTCCAGTAGAGGGTATGTTTTGTTATTTAGCAGATACCAACGAATTACAGTTTTACAATGGATCAGCGTGGGCAGGTTATATTGGCGAGGGCGATATAACTGGTGTTACAGCTGGTACAAATCTATCTGGTGGTGGAACATCAGGTGCAGTAACATTAAATTTAGCTATTGATAGTGCAGTAGCATTTGCAGACCAAACAGCAAGTGCAATAGTATTAAAAGATTATGCAGAAACAGATGTTGCTGTAACAAGTTCTAGTGGTGTTGTATCTATTGATTTAGCAAATGGAAACACAGGAACAATTACTTTAACTGAAAATATTACAGATATAGATTTTACTAATGTTCCAACTAATGGTGTTTCAAGTTTTACTTTACAAATTACACAAGATACAACAGATAGAACAGT